ATTCTGCAAAGCTACCGGTGCATTTATAAAGGTTTCGTCAATGGTTCTGCCTATTGCGGCAGAGGAATCTATTCCAAGCGCTGTTGTAAAAGCCCTCTTAATTGAAGGAGACATTATAGGGTCAATACCCGCCGCTGAATCCTGAAGGAATGTTCCAATCTCTTGCATGCCCCTTTGATGAACGTCAGCGGATAGGGTTCCAAAGTTAAACATTCCTGTGCCTTTATTTTCTTGGTATTTTTTTTCAACATCTAAAAGAGTTTGATTGTCATATAGACCGTTTGAGTTCTGTGAGTACTTCCAAACATAATCTACATTAAGAGCGGACTTAAAGCGCTTTTGTTGACCAGCACTTACTGAGGTCTCTTGATTTGTTTTGTTTGTAGACGCAACAGATGATTTTGTGGCGGCTTCTTGAGCGGCAATTTCAGCCGCAAGCCTCTTGGATTCAGGAGAATTAGGGTCACCTAGTCTATCTTGCTCTGTTTTTTTCATCTGAGCGGTGATGAGCGCAGATTTGGCTTTTGTTTTATTGATGTCAGCTTGAGTGGTTTGATTTGCTAATTGCCCTTGTTTTAACTCTCGATCAAGTAAAGCGTTCTGGCTTTTAATTGCTAAATCTGACGCTCTATATTCAGCCGTTTTCTTCCTTTCATCTTCTGAGGCAGTGAAATCTCTTTCGTTGTTTAACTGGGCTTGCTCTAGTTGTTCTTTTTTTGTTTGCCGATCAATTACAGAATTGACAAGACCAAAACCTTGAGTGAAGCCGTCTGCAAAACCACCATATTTATTAAGTGCCATCGTGATAACCTAATCGAATAATTTGTTAAGTAAAAATGCTACGCCAAGACCAATTGCTACTGGGGCGGCGATTGCTCCAAGAGTTGCCATCGTTCCTGTCGAGCTAGCCGCTGTAGTTGCCGCGCCTACCGCCTCCGTTGCAGTGCCAACCGCCTCAACAGTTTCAACAACTTCAACAGTTTCGGTTAGCGCCCCAGCGGCTTCTGCCGCTTGAGCCAAATCAGCCGCTTTTTTAGCGGCTGTCGCATCGGCAATGCCAGCCGCATCACCCACTGCTTGGACTGCTTCGGTTCCTGTGAGCAATTCTCCACCAGTAGGGGTAAATGTCAGTTGACCGCCTTGTTTACCAACTGTACCCAGCCCTTTTATCGCTTTATTTGCTGTGCCGATTGCGTCTTTAGCTGTTTTACCAGCCTCTAAAGCACTATTTACACCGAATGACCCGCCAATACCTGCGCCGGTAGAATACATTTGAGTTTTTTGAGCTTGCTCTGCCGCATCCAACTGATCCGCTATAGCGTTCTCTTGTGCCTCTAACTCAGCAACACTTCTCATGCCTTGGTTTGCTAGGTTTCGTAACCCATAACCTGCCGCTAGGATTGTCATCCTCCTACACCTCTCGCCTTTTGTGATATGCCGGACATGCTTCCTGTCAAGAGAGCCTGTCTTCGGTCTATATCTCTTAGTTTTGTATCGTTAAGACCACCAACAAGTGTTGACATCTCATAAGCTCCAGCGCCAGTTTGAGGCTGTGCTGTAAGACCGTAACGACCCGCTGATCTATCCTGTTGACCCCGAACATTTATTCCTGCATTCGTAACAGCGTTTTGAGTTCGCTCTAGGTCTCCGGCTAATGACTTAGTTCCAGTAGCAGTTATTTCACTTGCTAAGAAATTTTCTAAGGGGGCAAACCTTGTATTGTAGTCTCGCGTCTGAGCGCGGATTAAATCTGCATAAAGCTTGTCTGCCGGATTGTCCTCTCTGTCCATATAAGAGTAACGGTAAGGATTTATTCCGCTATAAGCGTTGTAACCTCCACCGTCTCCATACTGAGGAACACCGTTTGCATCCCTTTCGACAGTGTAAGGAGATGACGAACCATAAAAACCGGAAACAGCATCTGCTGAATCTCCTGATAACATTGCTAGGTATTGACCCATATTAAATGCCATCTTAACCACCTCCTCCCAAACCATATCCAGCCGCCATACCTGCACCTGTGCCAGCTATGCTTCTTAATGAACTTGATTTTGAAAAGTCTTTTTCAGCTTGTGCGCCAGCGCGATCAATACCAGCTTGAGCCAGTGCGATATTTCCAGACATGGTATCTGTTGCTAACCCTTGACCTGCGCGTATCCAGTTGCCTATGCCCTGATAAGCTTGATCGGTATTATCTAACCCAGCACTAGCACCTGAAAGTCCCATGCCGCGAGCCTTAGCTTGTGCTAAAGCGCCAGCGTCAGCCTGAAATGCACCTGATGTAGGATCTAAGCCTCTTTGAAAAGCGGCTTGGGCAAGCTCTGCTTGTTTTGGCTCATATATGCCAGCAGTATTTGTCGTTGCCCGACCCATGGTGTCTGTATAAGCTTGCTCTCCAAACCTATTAAACGAATCCTGTATGGACATATTTTCCAAAGGCACGAAAACATCTCCATAACGCTGAAGTGCATTTGCCGCCTGTTCAGCTAGCGCAAGCTTGCTTTCTTGTTCTTCTGGCTCGTATCCGCCACCACCACCCATGAAATCACCTATAGTTTTTTGTTCATAACCGCCCACTGAAGGTGGTAGCCACTAGCTTTTGCTAGAGTCCATAAACCTTCGTGTGGAGATAAAAATTCTATTTCTTTATGCCCTGTATTTCGGGCAAGGGTTTCAAGTTCTTCGCCGTAGGTAGCAAGACTATTTTCGACTGGATCGTATGCTATCCAGATGAGTAGTTTTGCGGCTTTTTGGAATGGAATCCTAACCGACTGGAGAATAATAAAACCAGTAGTCGTCCGTGCGGTGTCCATCAAGAGATGAGCCTCTCCGTTTACGCACTCAGCATAAACATCTTCAAGTCTCCAGTCAGCAGAGGTGTCGGATGACACTTGTTCTAGTCCAACCTTTACAACGTCCCAAACTTCTCTTATATCAACGAAATCTAAGGACATTGAGTACTCCTATCATACTTTAAAATCAAGTGAATTAACAAAAAAAATGCACTTATTCTGGCTTTGCCGGAAATGTTATTGCATCCATTGCTGTTGCATCGCTGTAAGTCGCTGGAATATCTCGTAATACTTGCCTATACGCCACCCATTCAGCTTTCTTTTCATCAGTAATTGGGGCGTCTGGCATTTGAGTCCAGTCAGACTCAAACAGCTTTTCATTTCTTTGCTCTCTTACAATTTCAAAAAAAGCATCAGAATTAAAAGTCCATTGCTTGTCCTGCCACAAGTGATAGAGCGAGGGACATTCAGTTCGATCTTTCCACTCATCTGTATCAGTGTCATACCAGCCAAGAACCATTAACTCATCATTGTCTATTTCAGCAGGAATTATGACGGCAGTGTTGTCACCGTATTTCTCTAAGTTGACATACTGATCATCATCAGCCGGAGAAGTAATTCCTTTAAGCTCTCCCTCCGAATTTATAAATGCAAATCTATGCGCCATGATTCTACCTATGAAAAATTGTTGTCTACTGAGCCGCCATTGATAACGTAAAAAATAGCCCAGTCTATGTTGGTTGAAAATGCAGTACGGCTACTACCTACAGCTAAATAATTAAGCATTCTTATGGTTCCGGTTGTGTAATTAAATTCATAGTTCAAATGAAACCTACTGTTATGACCTTTACTTCCAGTCACATATGTAGACTGAGCATTTGAAACAAGAACGTAATAACGACCCTCGTCTAAGCTAGAATCCATTTGAAATTCTTGGTAATAGCCTTCTGCCGTACCTGTGCCATCTGTTCCGTTAAACTTCCCAGTACCAACCAACTGAGCCGTAACATCTAAATCCGTTGCTGAAAAAATAATATTAGAACTGGTATTTCCTCCGTCATCGTAGACAACCAGTCCATTTCCATCAGGGGTTAAGTTTGCGGTAGACTGAGCTTTTAGCTCCCTCCACACCACATAACCACCACCATTGCCGTTGTTATTATTTGGAAATCCAATAATTCCTTTTGACCACTTTCCATTGGTATATCTACCAATCCTGCCTCTTCCTGTTCCTTGCGAGCCTATAGCCGACGAAGCAGGTCTTGCTATAATCAAATCACTACCTGACCATCCCGATGTTGGAAAGTCCGTATGCGCTGTTGCAGTACCGCTAGCTGTTGCGTAAAGCAGTGACAATCCTGCTTCGGTGTCAATTACAGTCCGACCACTGTTATTAAAGACCTGAAATCCGTAGCCCATTACCCGCTCCTGATCACTATGTAGTCAAAAGAGCTTGTCACACCCATATTGTTTGATATCCGAAAATAGCCTGAATATCTCTGGGTGTCATGCGAGCGACCAGACAAACCGCTTGGCGCATTGTTTGGTGTTGAAAACACTTGCCAGTCATCTCCTGATGTCATGCCGGTAACACTGATATCAACATAACTCCCATGAGTAATATTTGATGTAGTACCAGAGCCAAAAGACCGCGTGACGCGACTTGAGGCTTCAATTACTTTTGTCCCATTTGCGGCATATACTTCAAGACCATATACCATCGGCTTATCCTAAATTGCCAAGCACAACACGCAATCTTACGGCGTCATATACCTTAATTGAGTCAGCTTCGATTACCATTCTTGCTCCGCTCGCGGCTGAAGCAATGTTTAATGTTGCTGGAGCGCCCACAATAGATATTTGAGACGCATCTATTGTTCCTGCTTCAAGTCGGCTTGCGCTTAAGTTGCCAGTTACGTGCGCTGTATCGATTGTTGCGTTGCCGATCTGTGCCGTTGTGATGGTTCCATTTTTAATAAACGCACCATCCATGTAGACACCCGCTGGAATGTCTATGCCATCAATGGTTGTTGATGAGGATTGAACGACAAAAGGAACGGTTAAAGTGTCACTGTTACTTGGCTCTGTTCCTGTTTCGTTGGTTGAGCTTGGGTTAATAATGGCAAACCGATCAGCCCTTACAATAAACGCTGAAGTTGGTGAGCCATCATCAGATGGAGTTGAGGAAAGACCAAAACCACTTACGGCTCCAGAGCCTGAATCTATTTTTACTGAGTACTGTGATTCCAGCCCATCTTCGCCAGATACGATCTCTTGGGTTGTCTCAATTGCCGCTTTAACTCCACCCGCACCATCCTCACCTTCAACTATGACCTGCAAGGTATCTATTTTATTTGCGGCGGCAGATTGCCCTGTTGCCGTACCAAAGACTGCTGTATTGATATTAGATACGAAATCTGCGGAAGCCAGAATAGTCGCGTTCTCAGGATCTCCACCTGACCATATCGCTGATGACACCTGATCTAATCTGGAGGCGTTAGCGGTTCCATCTGGAAACACCTCATTTTGAATTGTTGATAATTGACCCGCTGTCGCTAAATTTAAGGTTCCATTAGTATCGCCGTCTACAAACATCTCAGCGGCAATAGAGTCAATTCGCGTAGCAAGAGAACCACCCTCTGTAACCTCAGTTTTAAGTTCAGTAAATGCTTCTGCGCTGGCGAGCCTAGATGTACCGTCACTGTTAAATACTTCGGTAAACAAACCATCGATTCTAGATGCTGATGCATTTGATGAGCCAAACACCTCAGTTTCAAGTACAGACAACGCACCGGCAGATGCTAATGCAACAGTGCCGTCTGCGTTAAAAACCTGACTTACTAAGTTGTCAATCCGCGAAGCGGCGGCTGTGGGGGGATCGCTTCCGTAAACTTCGGTATTGAGAACCGACACTGCATCTGATGTAGCCGTCATTCCAGTATTAGGATCATTAACGGTAGAAGAGAGACTGTCAATGCGTGAAGTCGTTGCACCAGAAGGCGTAACCCCGCCTCCCCAAACCTCAGCTTGAAGTGAATTTACAGCAGTGTTAGATGCTAAAACCGTGTTTCCTGAGGAATCAAAAACCGCATTGTTGAGTGACGTTACAGACGCTTGGACGCTTTTAACAAGACTCGCGTTATCACCATCATAGATAGCCTCAACATCGCTTGTTAGGGAGCTTAGTGCGCTTCCTGTCGCAAGCCTTGCTGTGCCATTAGCATTAAATACTTCGCCTTCGAGATCTGAAACGTCTGACTGAACTGATTTAACAACGCTAGGATTAGTACCATTATAAATAGCACTTACATCACTGCTAACCCCCGCTAATGCTGTTCCGGTAGCCAGCCTAGCCGTACCGTCTGTGTTAAATACCTCTCCTTCCAAAGAAGTTACGTCAGCCTGAACGGTCTTAACAACGCTGGGATTAGCGCCGTCATAGATAGCCGTTACGCTAGTGCTAACACCCGCCAACGCTGATCCGGTGGCTAATCTAGCTGTACCGTCTACATTGAACACCTCACCCTCTAAAGAGGTTATGTCAGTTTGAACGGTCTTAACAACACTGGGGTTAGTGCCATCATAAATAGCACTTATATCACT